GACCTTGGCGTTATGGAAATCATCACAGACCTCCCACAAGAGGCTGTGGTCTACATCAAAGAGAACACTGACGATGATACTCGCAAGTTCATACAAGCCTGCACAGAGGCTCAGGCGGCGTGAGAGGGGCGTCTATCAATTTGCCGCCGTACCTTTGTGAGATATGCGGCAAGCCTAGAAGGTCGCGACAAGGATCAAAACACGAAAGGTGTTCACAGATTTTGCAACAGATAAGGAGGCGAAATGAGAGTAAGCGCAATGGTAGACGGTGAGCTAATGGGCTTCGAGGGTGATGCGGCGAAGGTGATTAAAGCCAGAGACGATGAAATAGGCGTACTGAGGCATGTTATTGAGGCTCTTGAGGTTGACGGCCCCCTACCCTTTGATGCCGATGTGATGGCCGCGATTATGGAGACTGGTGTATGAATATTGTACTTCCCTACCCACCAAAAGAGCTTAATCCTAATTTTAAAATTCACAGAGCAAGGAAGGCCAAGTTTGTTAAAAGCTATCGAAATGACTGCTTTTACATTACTAAACTGGCCATGGCATGTAAGCCCAACCCTTTCATGGGAAACATTACTTTAAAGCTCGTATTTCACCCCGCCGATCACAGAAAAAGGGACGACGACAACATGATAAGCGCATTCAAAGCGGGTAGGGATGGCATAGCCTTGGCGCTGAAAATTGACGACAACATTTTCAAGGTTGAGCCTAGTGTTGGGGCTCCAATAAAAGGCGGCAAAGTGTTGGTCACATTGTCGTCAAGAGAGCAGTAGATTCCCTTACATAACAAGAGCATAATAGATTTTTAATAATTGTTTAATTTCTTGAAAAACATATACCGAGAACAGTAATGACGCCAAATACTTTACACAGTTTTCTGCTTCCTGCTTGCAAGCCATTGTTCCCAGAACACCTGATGGACTCTAATGCCCAGGCCATGATTTTGGCTATCGGTCTACAGGAGTCAGACTTAAAGCATAGACAGCAGCTGATTGGCCGCAATAGAAACTGGTGGCAGTCTATTAATGGGCCGGCAACTAGCTTTTGGCAGTTTGAAAAAATAGGCATAAAGGGAGTTATTGAGCATCGCACAGCGGGACCAATGTTTAAGACAGTTTGCGACCTTCTTGGCTACCCTACTGACGTTGATGTAATCCACAAGGCTATTATCAATAACGATATATTGGCTGTTGCCCTGGCCCGCTGTCTTTTGTGGACGGTTCCAGAAAAATTGCCCGGCGTTGGTGAGGCAGCAAAAGCCTGGGATCAATATTTGTCAGCGTGGCGTCCGGGAAAGCCTAGCCCAGTTCGATGGGAAGAGCGCTACATAAAGGCTTGGGATATTGTTAATAGGGTTAAGGGGTAACATGATACCTACTACAAGACTTCATTCTAGGCGCGTAAAACACCAAGTAACAGTAGAGTTCGTCTATAAACTTGAGTACGAGTATGGCCTTGTAGAAGATTTCCACCATCCGTTGGGATATTACTCAGTTGTTTGGTGGAAGGGCTCTTGGTATGTGATCGCCCATATTGGCTGCGCTTGGGATGGCGCCACCTTGTATCCTGATTATGCTTGGATGATGGTCCCTAGCCTTGTCCACGATATTCTTTTGTGGCTTACGGGAAGAGGCATTATTCGAGAAATATACAATGATGTTATTGATCTCGAGTTGTACCTAGCAATCATCAACGGCAAGGAGCCTATACCCTGGAGGCAGGGCGGTAACAGCAAGATTGTCAGAAAAATAAGGGCGAGCATTGTTCTTAGAGGTGTCAATACTGCAGATACTAAGGCTATGACCGGCAAAGACATTGTTGATATTGAGGTTGGGAGCTATTTAGCATGAAGATAATAATTCTAATTTTAGCTGCCCTATACTTGTTTGGCTGCACTACGGTATCGGTTAGCCGTGGTGCCCTCTTAAATGGGAGCGTCAAGTAACAACATTACCGGTGATCGCCTTGTGTCGCGCGCTCCCAACAAGGCATACCGGGATAACTTTGATAAAATATTCAGGAGAATAGATATGTCAGCAGAAACAGGAAGGTCATTACCGCGATACCAATCCCACAAGAAAGTCTGGGCGCTGAAGATTAAGGAAATAATCCCGCCTCAAATCGGAGATCCCAAAACCAAAATTGTTCCTGTGGATAGCTCTTATGCGTTAATAGGAGTAGATGCCGAGTATATGGCTAAGCACAAACCTCAGCCCGGCGGCTACTATGTTGTTTATGAAGGCGGGTATAAGTCTTACTCCCCGGCAGATGCTTTCGAGGCCGGCAACACCCTGATTCATGAGCTTGGCGCCAATAAATCTTTACTGCCTGAAATAGGCTCGGTCGGGTTTTTAAGATTGCCTGAAGTTTTGAAAATAATCCCCGTATCTAAAAGCAGCTGGTGGGCGGGCGTACAATCAGGTCAATACCCTAAATCTTATAAAATCGGGCCGCGCACAACCGGATGGCTCCGCTCCGAAATATTTTATCTAGTTAAAACGCTTTCTACTTCTGAAACCTATTTTAACGGTACTGATACCCAGACTGAAGTTGGCGGCTAAAGATCAACAAAGTTACGGCGATCCTTTAATTCGCTCTCACTGTAGGAGTTAAGACCATGCCAGGAAAGGGCGGAAAGAAGAAAGTTAAAAAGCCATACGGCAAGTAATCATGTTAGTTAATTTAATCGACTAGGAGCTAGAACCCTATGAGTATTCAAAATGCAGACAAAGAAGCAGCATTGATCCCAGAGATCCCAGAGGTCCCAGAGGTCACAGAGGCCAGCGTTAAGAAGGAAGTGCTGGAAAACATTAATAAATTGACAAAAAGGGCTGGTCAGCAACGTACAAACTCTATTTCAGCACAGCAGCTTGGGCAAGCGGCATCAAATCTAGCCCAGGTGTATTGTATGCTGGATAGCTGTGGCGATGGAGGGAACGGTGAGCTTGGCTATGCTGAAGATGTGGTTTTTCCTCAGGTATACGCATCATAAGCGGTAGTCTCGCCGTGGCGAAAAGAGACACATAGCGCCAAGGTTTCTGATAGTAGTGATTACTGGCAGTTTCCTTGGTGTTATTATTTATGAGCGTCAATGCTGGCGGGCCATTGTTAAAGGCCCATTAAGTGCCCTTTAAATACCCATTAAAGCCTTTTCGACGGCCTTTAAATGCCACTGCGAGGCAGACACCCCCAACTTGTCAGCTTCTTTATCAGCGGCATCCTTTATAGATTGAGGCGCTCTAAACGCAATCCGCGCACGTAAAGCCTCGTCGCCCTTGAGTGCGTTCTTTTTGCCTGTGTTGCCGTGGGGTTTGTTCATGCTGCGTCCTTTGCCCCTTTCGGGGCTGGTTGTTTAAGTTTTACCATTGATTGCACTCAGGGGAATGCAATCTAGTTAAAACCTATAGCGGATATTCTGGGTTCAGTTTTGCGGCCAGCGCCAAGTTTATCTCGTTGCGCCACTGTGTTGGAGTGATTCCCCATGTTTTGCAGTCTGTTTTATCAGCAGACCGTGAAGCAAGTGCCTCCTGCAATTCGGTAACCGAATTATCGTTGTAACATGCCTCGGAAAATGTGCCAGATTCGATATATGTTTTCATGGTCTTGTTCCTTTTTGGCGGTCCGCTTTATTGCTGACCGTGAAGCTATATTACGCCCTTATTTGTATTGTGCAACAATTAATTTCAGATAATAGAGAAATAAATGAAACTAAGACAGCAGTGATTACTGGCAGCTGCTTTGGTGCTATTATTTATTAGTGTTTAAATAAATTGGTGAAATAATGTCAATTATGGATGAGTTAGACAGGCTTAAGGGTAAGGCTCCCGCCAAGAAGAAAACAGCTAAGCCTAAAATTACAGTGAAGAGAGTTATAGTTAAGGCCAAAAAGCAACCGGTGGGGGAGAAGACCCCAGTAAAGCCAGGGCCTAGTACGCCCAAAAAAACCGTTGTTGTGCCTGTTCCCGCAAAAAACAAAGCTCAGACTAAGAAAAAACAGCCAGTCAAAGAAGAAGAGCCCAATGTTGGGTTTAGATTCCCTAAAGGGAACAAATACTGGCTATCTCGCAGCAAACACGGCGTGGATGGGAAGTGGACCGATCCCAATAAGTTTCTCACTGACTGTGTATCCTATTTTGAGTGGCTGGAAGAGAACCCACTACAAGAGGCAAAAGCCTTTGCATATCAAGGGACCGTGGCTAAGACTGACCTGCCTAAACTACAGGCTCCAACTATTGAAAACCTGTGTACTCATCTAGGTATTACCTATCAAACATGGCTTAATTACAAGATACGAGGCCCAGATTTCCTTGAGGTCATTACGTATGTTGAACAAGTAATTAGAGGTAGAAAGTTTGTCGGTGCGGCTGCTGACCTATTTAATGCCACTATTATCTCTAGGGATCTAGGCTTAGCCGATAAGACTGAGCACACAGGGGCTGGGGGCGGTCCCATTCAAACCATTACGAGAACAATAGTGAGGCCGGGCGATGATATTTGATGCCGGAGAGCAGTACACATGAGCTCACTTGTCATACCTACTGCTGAAGTGTTTACGCCGTTACTGGATCCGGCAAGATATAAAGGGGCCTATGGCGGTCGTGGATCGGCAAAATCACACTTCTTTGCAGGGCTTGGTGTTGAGGATGCGCTTAGGTTCCCGGGTGATGCAGGAGAAGGTCTAAGATTACTTTGTGTGCGCGAGATACAGAAAAGCCTACAACAATCAGCAAAAAAGCTATTAGAGACAAAAATTGCATCTTTTGGGCTGGGTGAGAAAGACGGTTTCAAGATATTCAAAGATGTTATTCAACTGCCTGGTGATGGCGTTGCTATATTTCAGGGAATGCAGGATCACACTGCTGAATCGGTCAAGTCGCTCGAGGGCTTTCATAGAGCTTGGGGGGAAGAATCTCAGACAATGACACAGCACTCACTTAATCTACTTCGACCAACAATACGCTGGGAAAACATAGACAAAGCCATGGCGTCGGAACTGTGGTTTTCTTGGAACCCAAGAAGAAAAATGGATGCAGTAGATAAAATGCTTAGGCAGGGCAGTCCGACTAACACAGTCTGTGTGCGCTCCAACTGGTCCGACAATCCATGGTTTCCGGGAGTTTTGGAGCAGGAGCGGCTAGATTGCCTGCGTGACGACCCTGATCAGTATGACAATATCTGGGATGGTGGCTACGTTAGCATCATGGTAGGCGCCTACTTTGCCAAGCATATTAAAGCTGCCACTGAAAGTGGTCGCATTGGTCGCGTTGGTGAAGATCCGCTAATGGATCACAAGATATTTTGTGACCTCGGCGGCACTGGCGCTAAGTCGGACGCCTTTGCTATGTGGGCCGCACAATTCATCAATCGAGAGATTAGGGTGACAAATTACTACGAGGCTCAAGGACAAGACCTTGCTACCCATATCAATTGGCTTAAGGCTGAGGGCTATATGCCCCACAACACTACCATTTACTTGCCCCATGATGGTGAAACTAATGACAGGGTTTTTGATGTATCGTTTGAATCTGCCTTTATTTCTGCTGGATACAGTGTCATTGTCATACCAAATCAGGGCAAAGGCGCTGCTTCAGCACGTATTGAGGCGGGTCGACGCTTATTTCCTATTATCTGGTTTGATAAAGCTAAGTGCCAGGGCGGGCTAGATGCGCTGGGCTGGTATCACGAAAAGAAGGATGAGAAGCGAGATATTGGTCTGGGACCGGATCACGACTGGTCAAGTCACGGCGCGGATGCTTTTGGTCTAATGTGCGTTGCTTATGAGGAACCACGACAAAACAAAAAAAGAAAGGTAGAATCTGCGATAAATCACATGGGCTCGTAATGCCCGAATTCCTAACGGAGCTGTACTATGCCTAGTTTTACGTTACCACCGCTGCAAAAGAAAGATGAAGAGGAAATGTCTAAAGCTGTCGAGCCTGAATCTACTGATACTCAGGAAGGCCCGAATCGATGGGAGAGAATTGTTAGTATTCCTGTCAATGACTCCATACTAGACACCATAAAAGCAGGCGATGCGGTTACTGTTACCCTGATGGGCAAGATTACTGGTACTCGGAAAACTGATTCGAGTGATGAGGAAGACTACGAAAGTTCTGAAAAATCAATACGCTTTATGATATCCGGTGTTGAAGTTTACCCTGAAGACGGTGAATTTGAGGATGAAGAAGGCGCTATGAATGCTGGATATGACGAGGGTTAAGGTATATGAAGCAATTTAGATTTAATGCGGTTTCTGTGGCCATTGATGTTGATGGCTTGGCTGATGGCGTAACTGCTGCAACATCGATGGTGCTGGCTGCCAATAATTCTGGCGATAACCTGGCTCACGAAATTACAGTGAAAGGTGTTGGCAGCACTGATCATTCTGGCAAAACGATTACTGTTACTGGTACTAATGCCAATGGTGGTGCGCTTGTTCACACAATGGCCGGTCCTAATGGCACGGCTACTGTTACCACTACCGGTGTTTTCTTTCTAACTGTGACGAGCATTGATTTTGATGCAACCGCCGGGGCGTCTACGTTTGATGCTGGCTGGAATGCTAATTCAGTGACGGGATACGAATTCTTTTCGAATAATGCTGAGGCTGGGTTTTCTATTGGTTTCGGTGTTGATGTGGTTGCGGGATCCCCTAACTACACTGTGCAGCATACCTATGGTGGAACCTGGTTTGATCATTCCTCCGTTACTGGCGAGACTACTACCCAGCAAGGCGGCTATACCCAACCTATATTGGCTATGCGTCTTAAATTCAGTGCAGCAGGTAGCGCACTACTAAGCGGCGTAACTAATCCGAGCTAATTAATATGCAGACTGAAATGGTAGAAGAAGAGATTTTTGGGGCCGAAGCTGATGATTACCTTAACGGCGGCCAAGACCCTGAAGAAGAGGCCAAAGAGCAGGAAGAGCGGCTTAAGGCGGGATTGCATGACCTTAGCCAGCTGATCACTGAGGATAGGTCTGACGCTATCAAGGCCCGCCAAGCGTGCGGCATTGAAACAGTCTGGGCCGAAGACGAAGAGTATTACGAAGGCATTGACGATCTTAACCGAACCTCTCAAAGCATACTTAATAGTGAGAAACCTTCCGCTCCGGGGGGATTCTCTGATACCAGCAGTGGAAATGCTAAAAACACTGGATCTACTGTCTTTCCCAATATTACCCGGCCCTTCGTAGACGCCAGTTCAGCGCGTTGCGGCGATATGTTATTACCTGTCGATGATGTGTCTTGGACGCTCGATGGTACTCCTATCCCTCAGATGGGGGATATAGCAGATGATGTGATAGGTCCCGAGATTGATGCGCAGATACGCGCCGAATCAGCTAACGACGAAGACTACAACTTAAAGCGCAAAGCACTGGTAGAAGAGGTTTCTGCTGTAGTAGCTAGATCAAGGGCAGCAGCTGAAAAAGCATCTATGCGTATTCAGGATTGGCATATCGAGTGCCAGTTTCATGCTGAAGTCCGGGTTATGTTGCACGATTGCGCCGAGGTGGGAACCGGTATACTGAAGGGGCCAATCGTAACCAAGAAGCGCACGGTAGCCTATAAGAATGGTCAGCTCGAGGTAATCGACGAGCTTGTTCCGGTTACCAGAAGAATTGATTACAGAAATTTTTATCCTCATGGATCGTGCGGGCAAAGCCCGGATAATGGCTCTTACGTCATGGATCGCGATGACATTACACGAAAAGAGCTCGAGAAACTCAAGGGCACGCCAGGCTATTTCGACTTTCAGATAGACGACTGCTTAGAGGAAGGGCCTTACGACACCACTGAACTGGCAACAAACAAAGACGATGATCCTAGAGTAAAGGACAACAAAGACCTCTATGATATTTGGTACTACTACGGGACCATGAAGTCAGAGGACTACGTTAAGGCGCTGAACCTTCGTGACGATCTTGATGATGAAGATCTTGCTTATGAAATGGATAAGGTTGAGAACAACAAAACTCTTTATATCGAAGCGACCGTAGTTAATAACCGAATTATTAAGCTCATCCAGAACACCCTAGATACAGGTGAATACCCCTATGACGTAATGGTATGGCAGGCTCGCCGTAACTCTCCGTATGGTATTGGTGTTGCCCGCCAAATTAGAACAGCACAAGAAATATTTAAGAATGCTTGGCGCAACATGATGGACAATGCGGGCCGAGCGTCCGGTCCTCAGATAATATGGGATCCTGAGTTTATTGAGCCGGCAGTAGGTGATACCTATAAGATAGGGCCATGGGGAATGTGGCAGCTTAAGAAGTCATTAACTGCTAACAACATGAGGATGGACCAAGTTTTTGCTATTATTGCGATGCCAATGTTCCAGGCTGAAATGGCCGCAATTATTGAAATGGCTCTTGGATTGGCTCAAGAGGCTACCGGACTGCCGTTTATCTTGCAGGGGCAAACTGATGCTAGTACACCAGATACGTTCGGTGCTACCCAGCTACAGAACAATAATGCGTCTACTGTTATGCGTGGAATAGCTCGCACATTCGACGACAAGGTGATTGAGCGCAATGTTCGCAGACACTATACCTACCTGCTTATTTACGGTGAAGACGATGAGAAGGGTGATTTCAAGATAAATGCCAAGGGATCTGCCGGTTTGATTGAGCGCGAAATGCAGGCCCCTATATTGCTGCAGCTGATGCAATTGTTTCAGGATCCTACTTTCGAGAAGAATCCTAAGCTGGCCAGTGATGAATTTCTTAAGGCAATGAAGTTCAATTCAAGCTCATTTGACTACACAGCTGAAGAGCTCAAGAACATAGAAGAGCAGATGGCTAACCAACCAACTGATACAGCTATTGATGTGGCTATGATCAAGAAGGAGCAGAATGCCGAAACTCTTGCTAGTCGTGAGAATGTTGAGGCATTTAAGAGTCAGGCTAGCGCAGCTATACTGGCTGCCGAGCAGGAATTTGCTCAGCTTATGGCAAGCATTGGTCAAGATGAATTGGCATTTAAAGAGGGATCGGAAGATGCTCGGGTTATGCAAAAGATTAAAGCTGACCTGGCTAAGACTATGGCCGGCATTCGCGCCCAGCTAAGTCTGGGTGATACTCAGATAGCGACACCGGTAGCCGAGCCAGCAGGTAGGGCGGAGCCTGATCAGGCTTTTACTCAATAACTATTTTCAGGAGAAATGGTATGGAAAAGAAGATATTTACTAATGCGGCGGGGATTATCGTACCTCCCCATTTAAAGGAAGTACCTAAGACAGCACCGGTAATAATGGCGTTCTTCAGGGCATTAGATGCCGATTTACCTGCTGATCAATGGGAACCGGTAAAAACTGTTGATGTGCCTGATTTCGTCAAGGCAGAAAAAAACGTCAAATACATGAATGTTGGTCACTGTATTCAGGATGTTACGCTGGATCCTCACTGGTGGGGCGCCAAAAGAATGGAAGAAGGGCTTAATATGCCCCCTTCTGGTAGCCCGGTACTAGTAAACTAATGGCTACTTTGACGCTAGATCAGGCCGATCTTGATAGCGAGTGCTGGAAAAAGGTATCAATCTACCTGCAATCTGCACTTGCAGAGACACGCGAAGCGAATGATAATGTCTTAACAGAGCAAGAAACAGCAGTGAACAGAGGTAAGATTGCTCACTGCAAGGATATGCTTAGGGTTGGAAAAGTTAGCACACCCGAAATTTTGCCGGCATCTGTCTAATACTTGATACTGCCCGCTTTTTGCAATAGTCGCGCAAGCCGCTAAAGCAGACCACCAGGAGAGAACATTGAATACTTCAGAAAGTGAAGGTGTAGAACAAGAGCAGCTAGATGCGGGCGAGCCCGCGACCGAGGAAGATGAAGACGCAGGAATGGAAGAAGGTTATGCCGATGGTGACGATATTGACACCTCCGCTAAACCTAATCTAGAGCCTGAGCCAGAACCTTCCCCGGAAGAAGAAGAGAACGAACCTGAGCCGGAGCCAGTTCCCGCTAAACTAACAGGTGACGATGCTCTTCTTAAAAGGATTGAAAATCTACTTGAAGGCCGGTTAAGAAATCATACCGGTGACGTTAAGAAGATAGTTAGCGATCAGCTAAAGGTATCCCAGGATGCTGCTACCGAGGCCGCGAAAGCCGCCACAAAGGAAGCAGGAGCCGATTTACCTACTGATAAGCTAGTTCAAGCTGCTTTGAAAGATTCAGGTGCGTTGCAAAAGTTAGAAGATGATTTTCCAGAGTACGCGCAAGCATTGAAGGAGTCGCAGGGTATCGCGGCAGCGACAATGAAAGCCGATATAATGGATAGCATCAAAAAATCTGGCGCAAATAGCATTGATACTTCCAAGTTTGTCGCTGTAAGTGAAGTGACAGATCTTAAACACACCATCATTGGCATGAAGCATTCTACATGGGATGTTGACGTTGGCACCCCTGAGTTCTCCGCGTGGATAGAAGCGCAAGCGGCTGAAGTTCAGCAACTTGCATCAAGTGATCGACCAGCGGATGCAATTAAGATGATGGACCAGTATTACGCGGCGAAAGCTGAAGAACCTGGTGACACGACTAGTAAGCCCGCAGGTAGGTCTGATCCTAAAAAACGACTAGCAGCTGCGACCGCTGCCACTACTGGTAACAATAGTAGTCAACGGTCAACAGCCAAAGTCCTGGATGAAGACGACGCAATGGAGCACGGCTACAACAACGGTTGATAGCCCCTCAGTAATTGTTTCGTCTTCTCGGAGACGAATGTATGGCGGGCAATACTTTAAGCACACCAGCTCAGCGAATTGGTGCATCAAAAGGCGCAATCCTTAAACATGCCGAGCCGAAGGAAGCTCTTGGCATAACTGGCGAACAGCACAACATGGCGAAAAACACTGGTGATACAGTGAAGTTTCGTCGATGGTTGCCGTATGGTGGTTCTACTACCAACGCGAATACCATTAACCGCTGGAACGTAACAGCCAGTGCCCATCAATTGCAGGAAGGCCAGAACCCTGAGCCAGATCGCCTTGATGCAGAAGATCGTACTGTCACCATGCGTGACTATGGCGCGATCTACTACTACACAAACTTTGTTGAAGATCTTTACGAAGATGATATTCCACGCGCCCAAAAGATTGTTCTTGGCCAGCGCATGGGTCTTGTTCGTGAAATGATCCGATACGGCACATTGCAGGGCTGTACTAATAAGTTCTACGCAAGCGGTGTAAATCGCGGCACAGTGTCGGGCAAGATCACTCTCAACGCGCTACGTGTAATCTCTAAATCCCTCAAGGGTAATCACTGCGAGTTCATTACAGAAGTATTGTCTGCCGGTCCTAAGTACGGCACTACTTCTGTTGAGCAATCGTTTCTGGTATTTGTTCACACAGATGCTGAAAACGATATTCGTAATCTCCCAGGCTTTACCAAAACTGCGCTTTATGCCAGTGGCCAGCCTATACACAAGATGGAAATCGGTGCGGTTGATAACTATCGATTCATCATAAGCCCTGAATTGACCAGCATTGCTAACTCTGGCGCCGCTGTTGGCTCTACCGGCTTGTATAGCACTGGCGGCACTAACCTCGATGTATACCCATATATCGTTGTTGGCGCTAATGCGTGGGGTGATGTTGCCCTTAAAGGTTCGCGTAGTTTCGACTACTCTCATTTACCTCCTGGCCAGAAAGATAAGTCAGACGTATTGGGTAAGCGCGGTTACTGTGGTGCGAGCTTCTATAGCGCGATGTTCATCCAGAATGATGGGTGGATGGCTGTGTTAGAGGCCGGCATTACTTCACTTTCTGCGTAAGCGGATCACTTTAGCTGAGGGTCTGGTGAACTAAACACCAGGCCCATAAGAGGAATTTGAGTATGAAACTACCATTAGAGGGCCTAACAATGGCCTTAAACTCGGGTGCTATGGTCGTCGATGACGGCGCTACCACCTTTGACATTGCTACTGCGGTCAACTTTGCGCTAGATGGTGCGGCGTATTTGAAGGCAACAGTATCCAATGGCGCTACGCCTACCTCAGACGGGACTACTGGCGCTGCCTTTGTTCCTGTCTTACCAGATCAGGCATGTGTTTTTGTCTTTGCTTTGAATGCTACCGGTACTGTGTCTTTGCACCAAGCAGATAGTGTTACGGTCGATGCTGACTCAGATGTGCTTGACGTTGCTGCACAGCTGCCATTGATTGACCTTAACACCTACTGTCCTATTGCCTATGTCTTGTATCAGACTGCCGGTACTAGTGCTGCTGTCGGTTTAAAGCCTGGTACTGACAACTGGAATGCCACTGGCCTTACCAGTACGGTTGTAGATTTAATCGTCTACCCTTCGCGCCCTGTTGCTGCTTAACAGGCAATAACTGATTGGCCCCGGTTCGCTGGGGCTGATTACTTTTTCTAACGAGGACAAAAACACAAACAAGGAACTTAGAATATGAAGAATTTTGATAAAATTGATAGGCTTGAAATCTCGACTCACGCGACAATAGGCGAGAGTGCAAAACTTCGAAAAACTAACCGTGATGGTACTACGACTGATATCCGGCTTGAGAAGCAGGACGCTTCTGCTGGTGTTGGTATTACTGGCGGTACAGGCACAATAATTAAATCTAGTGTCGCTGCCGTAGGTCAGATCACAACAACCTCAATAATCATAGACCTTACTGGTCTAGCGTCTTCAACTACTGCGCTAGATATCATAGGTGTTGCTGGAGGTCCTGCTATTTTGGCGCAAATTAATGACGCTCAAAACGCTGCAATACTTGGTGGCAGAATGACTTGCCTCGAGGTTCCTGCGGGCGGTGTTGATGATATTGATTTGTATGCTGCGACAGAAGGCACTGGTGTATTTGATTCAGCTGTTACCACATTAACACAAACGGCATTGATCAGTGCTGGTGGTGCGTGGACTATCGGTGAAAGCATTGGATTCGGTGCTACGCCGGCTGACGGTGAATTCCTTTACTTGGCATGTGGTGCTGCTGGCACTGCTGCGACCTATACAGCTGGACGGTTCTTGATTGAATTGTACGGTTAAGATTATTCCCCATTAGGGGTTTATATCCATTGCCTCGGTTCGCCGGGGCCTTTTTTTACTTTCAGGAGAAACAATATGGCTAACGCCGAAGATCAAGGTAAAACAGAATCAAATCCCGTCAAGAAGGGCCCAGCTAAAGGCGGGCTCAGCATGAAGCAGCTTGCGGAGCGACAGGATGGCACTGACGCAAAGATAGATAAAATGCTGGATCTAATGACCGGCATTGTGTCTCAGCAGGAAGCGACGGCTGCAGATAATAAAATTCAGTATGAAATGACGGATGAAGATACCCTTGCTGAAGAGTCTGCGCACGCTAGCGATGCCAAAAACAATCCTGCCGTTATTAAAAAGTATGCGGAAAGTGAGGAACAGGAAACTGGCGGGGCCGGCGATGCAGAATTAGCTGAAGACAAAGATGGCGAGCAGTTTATGAGCCAGTCTCAATATGGTGATACTACTAGCCCTGAGTTTAAAGACTGGTTTGCAAGTATGTCTCATGCTCACGAAAAGGTTTCTATTCATGTCCAGGCAACGAATGAAAAAGATGCTGATAGGATTATTGAAATACAGGTTAATGGCCGATCTTTCTTGTTTGAAAGGGGCAAGCAGTATGATGGTGTTCCCCGTTATATCGTCGAAGGCTTTTTAAGAGCTAAGCCAATTCAGTACGACAACAAGGAATACAAAGACGCTCATGGCTTGCAGCAGTACAAGTATGATGCAAATCGTGGCCTACGCTATGCGGTAGCTATGGTAAGCCCCACTGCCCGCGATACTGCGTGGTTCCAGCATATACAGGCTCAGGTATAAAATGAACCTACTACAAGCGGTACAAAAGACAGCTGTTAACTGTGATGTTGTTGACAAGCCTTCTGAGATCATCAGTACTGCCGATCAGCAGGGTGATCTGTATCGCATTGTAGACTGGTGCATTGATGCTTGGACAGAACTGCAGTCGAGCAAAAGAACTTGGCGCTTCATGCGCTCTCGTTTCACGATAAATACCGTGGCCGATACCAGCGAATATGCTTACGGCGCCTTTACTGACGTTTTAGCCGGCGCTCTTATAAGCAGGTTTAGAAACTGGTTTGTCGATAACCCTCAGAATCCTCCCAAGGCATACCGCACTTCTAGCGGTATAGGGACTCAATATTACATGAGGTTTCAGGCCTGGAATGATTTTCAGGCTTTGTATCAGATGGGCAATCAAAACCCTGGTCAACCTCAAATAATTACAGTTGATCCACAAAATAATATAGTTGTGTGGCCTACGCCTAACGACGACTACACCATTACCGGTGACTATCATAAATCGCCTCAACTATTATCAGCAGATGATGATGGAGATACCGAATTTGCTGATATGCCAGCTATGTTCCATACCGTTGTAATGTATGACGCTATGAGGAAATACGGTACTACCGAAGGTGCTGAAGAAGTAATATTACGCGCTAATACAGAAGGAGCCGCACTTAAAAGGGATTTAGATCGTGACCAGCTGCCCAGATTTGAAGAAGGCTCGCCATTAGCATGAATGCTCGTTTTAAGCCCAACAAGCTAGAATTTCTGCCAGCTATCGGCGGGTGTGACTTTGTTACCCCTGTTCTTGATCAGCCCCCTGGCCGGCTTCGCCTAGCTAAAAACATGGAAATTGATGTTAATGGGGGCTACCAAAGTGCGCGGGGGTATGAGGTTTATGATGGTCGACCATCGCCATCCGCTGCTACTTACGTTTATATTGAGTGTACTTTTAGTGGCGCTGTTGCTATAGCCGACACTGTTACCGGCAGTGTCTCTGGCGCTACCGGTTATGTAATAGGTGTTGAGTCTGGTGCGGTTGCCGTTACAAGCGTAACAGGTACGTTTCAAGACGCTGAAAGCCTGATTGTTTCTGCCACTGTCAGGGCGGCAATTGTTGACGATCCTTATGTTAATGCTGCGTCTACGCCTAAGCTAGACCGCAAATATTTAAACTTATCTGCTGACCAACACCGGGGTGACATTGCTGCGGTCCCTGGGTCTGGCCGAGTCTTTGGTGTGGTTCGCTATAATGGCGTGCTCTATGCTTGGCGCAACAACGACGATGCCAGTGCCGCGAGAATCTACAAATCATCTGCTGCTGGCTGGGTTTTGGTGGCTTTAGGTCGTGAGCTCTCTTTTACAGGTGCTAGCAAGGTTGCTGCTACCGGTACGGTCACATTGACCGGTGGTGGCTCTGGTAGTGTCGACGGAATTACGGTTAATAGCATTGAGGTAATGTCTGGTGCAGAATCCTTTGATACAAATCTTAATACCACTGCGACCGCTGTAGCCGCCAATATAACTGCGAATACTTCCAACCCTAATTACACTGCTGCGGCGGTCGGTGCGGTCATAACCATAACTGCAGCAATTCCCGGCGCAGTATCTAACGCCCTTGCTGTTGCGAGCACGACTACCACTATTACCACTACCGATGTAAACATGGCCAATGGCTATGATGGATTTGCTGAGGGAGATACCATTACCGGTTCTACGTCTTCAGCAACTGCCGTTATTACCAGGGTCGTTACTGAGGCTGGCACTGTTGAAGGCGGGGATGCTTCAGGTAGGTTGATCTTTGCTACCCAGACAGGAACATTTCAGGCTGAAAACCTAGATATTGGTGACTCAGTAGATGCCGGCACAATAGCTGATAACAGTTCTGCCATTGTACTGCTGCCTTCTGGACGAGTTAAGAGCATACAAAGCAATCTTGGTGGGGCCATTGGTACAAGGCGCGTCTATGGCTGTGATGGTGTGAACAGGGGCTTTGAGTTCGATGGCACTGTGTATGTTCCTATAAGCACAGGAATGGCTACTGATGCACCTGAGAACATTGTGGTGTTCAAGTTTCATCTGTTTTTTAGCTTTGGGGCATCGGTTCAGTTTTCTAGCCCTGGCGATCCTTTTGTGTGGCTGCCGGTGCTTGGCGCAAGCGAGATAGCCTTGGGTGACAATGTTACCGGATTTAGTGTTCAGCGAGGTTCAGCTACTGGTGGAGCGCTGGCGATATTCAGCAGAAATAGCACCAACATGCTTTATGGCAACGTAAAGGCAGACTTTAACCTAGTGCCACAAAAGCTGGAAGTCGGTGGTTTTGCTAATAGCGTGCAGAACATAGGCTTTACCATAATCTATGACGATAACGGGATAATCGATTTAAGAGCTGCCCAGGAGTTTGGTAACTTTCAGTCCTCAATACTCTCTAAGCTGGTCAATACCTTTGTCCAGGAAAGGAAGTTAGAAATTACTGACTCTTGCGTGGTTCGGAAGAAAAACCAATATCGCGTCTTCTTCAGCGACAATACCGCACTATACGTAACTGTTGAGGGCGGTGATGTGCTTGGCATGATCCCACAGCTGCTCGAGGATAAGGTTGAATGCATTACCTCTATTGAGGGCGATGCGAATGATGAGGTTTTCTTTGGGTCCGATGATGGATTCTGTTACCAGATGGAAAAAGGCACTAGTTTTAATGGTGAGCCAATTGAATATTTTGGGTTCTTTGAATACTGGCACTGCAAATCGCCTGGCATTAATAAACGATTTAAATCAGCTGTAGCCGAAATATCAGGCGAAAGCTACGCTGAGTACGGAATAGGATTTGAGCTAGGCTACGGCGCCAAGAAGCACGCTCAGCCCGATTACACTACCGACGCACTACAGAACAATTTTGGCAATTCTCGATGGGACTCTTTCACTTGGGACGATTTTTGGTGGGATGCTGACTCAGTTGTGCCCAAAAGAGTGAAACTGCACGGCAATGCGGAGAACATAGGATTTGTTATTGCCGGATCTAGTGAAGAGTACGACCCCATAAGAATTAGCGGGATAAGAATTCGATTTAAATTTGCGAGGATTGTACGGTGACGAATCCATATTATAACAATGGCGGCCAACCGGCTGACGCAAGCAAGGGCATTGCGGCTAGGACTCGAAAAGAGCTTGTAAATGTTGCTGCGGGATTTGATAAATTTCCTGTCGTAAATTCAATGCTTGCTGGATTTACCTATTCCGCTACAACAGCTGGAATTGCCAACACCTATACAGCGGTTATAAGCGATAAGATCACCTCTTACCTGACCGGGCTTAGATTGTCGGTGGTGGTGAATATCTCAAATACTGGCGCCTCTACAATTAATGTGAATAGTCTTGGAGCTAAAGACATTAGAGATTTTAGTGGCGCGGCCATTGGTAGCGGCGATCTTCTTGAGGATCAATTATCAGAAATAGTCTATAACGGTACTGGTGGCTTTTTTGTGCTCACTAGCTCTCTTGCATCTATTGCTGACGCTGCTGCGGCCAGTGCTCTTGCGGCAAGCAATTCTGCCACTTCTGCATCCGGCTCAGTTACGACCGCAAGCGGTTTTGCTGACGATGCTGAGGCGTCGGTTGCTACGGCAACATCAGAGGCTGACGATGCTGCGGCTAGTGCAATTCTTGCTGCTTCTTATGCCATTTTTAACAAATACGACGCTACAGGCGCACCAACAGCTAACGACGATGGTGCAAACACTTCGGGTAACGGAACATTCGTTGTCGGCTCTGAATGGGTTAACGTAAGCACCGATCTTTCTTACAAGTGTATGGATATCTCTACCGGCGCGGCTGTCTGGACTGGGACTAACGAGGCATCGGAAGTAATATATCCGCAAAACTCTAAATCAGCCGACTACACCTTGGTTATTGGTGATGCAGGTAAGCAGATATTTCACCCTGCTACTGACACTGCGGCAAGAAACTTTACTATCCCCGCAAATGCCAGTGTAGCGTTTGAAATAGGAGCCGTTGTTTTAATTGTGAATGAGCCTGCAGCGGGCAGTATCACAATTACAATTAACTCAGATACTTTGTCCGATTTAAACGGCAACACAGGAAAAGTGGTTATTCCGGGCGGAAATTTATTGACGCTTTTAAAAGTTACTGCAACAAAGTGGATTGTTTCGTTTGATAACAAAAAACTTCCTGATTATTTTATTGCTGTAGCACACACCTCATCCCCGTATGTAACAGCGTATCCGTGGAGTGCTTCTGGATTTGGCACCAAGTTTACTAACCCCGGGACACTGCCCGTAGGTGGTGGACTTGGTGTAGCTTTTAGCCCGCTCGGAACTGAGATTGCTGTAGCACACGACACATCCCCGTATGTAACAGCGTATCCGTGGAGTGCTTCTGGATTTGACACCAAGTTTACTAACCCCGGGACACTGCCCGCAGCCATCGGTCGCAGTGTAGCTTTTAGCCCGTCCGGAACTGAGATTGCTGTAGCACACGACACATCCCCGTATGTAACAGCGTATCCGTGGAGTGCTTCTGGATTTGGCACCAAGTTTACTAACCCCGGAACACTGCCCGCAGGCATCGGTCGCAGTGTAGCTTTTAGCCCGTCCGGAACTGAGATTGCTGTAGCACACGACACATCCCCGTATGTAACAGCGTATCCGTGGAGTGCGGCTGGATTTGGCACCAAGTTTACTAACCCCGGGACACTGCCCGTAGGTGGTGGACTTGGTGTAGCTTTTAGCCCGTCCGGAACTGAGATTGCTGTAGCACACGTCACATCCCCGTTTGTAACAGCGTATCCGTGGAGTGCTTCTGGATTTGGCACCAAGTTTACTAACCCAGGAACACTGCCCGTAGGCATCGGTCGCAGTGTAGCTTTTGGCCCGTCCGGAACTGAGATTGCTGTAGCACACACCTCATCCCCGTATGTAACAGCGTATCCGTGGAGTGCTTCTGGATTTGGCACCAAGTTTACTAACCCCGGAACACTGCCCGCAGGCATCGGTCGCAGTGTAGCTTTTAGCCCGTCCGGAACTGAGATTGCTGTAGCACACGACACATCCCCGTATGTAACAGCGTATCCGTGGAGTGCGGCTGGATTTGGCACCAAGTTTACTAACCCAGGAACACTGCCCGCAGGCATCGGTCGCAGTGTAGCTTTTGGCTTTTAAGGAGAAAAAAATGATATATAAACAACTACCAAGTACGTACAAAGCTGACACGATTGCAATAGCCATGTACGCAAGAGAAATTGAGTATTTCCACTATGAGTTTGACGCCATCAACTTTGAGTTTCTGATTGCCAACGCGCCTGAAGGTGCTGACCTGATAGATTTAAAGCAGCGGCTGCACGACACGCGCACTCAGATGGAAGCAGTTGAGAACACGCAAGCTGCGCTTGCGGCGCAAATAACCGATCAAGGCGAACACGAAGCAGCGGTAATACGAACGGCTACAGCGAGGGCTGATGATGCGTTACGCACAGGTAAATAATGGAACCTTTGTTCGTCACATTTTTAACGAAATTGAAAACATCGAATGGGATGCTGATAACAAATGTTCCGTTAGAAAACTAACCGATTCTCAGAAAACGGCTTTTGGTGTTTTCAAATTAAAATTAGTCACTCCACCCGAGTTCAGTCCTTTGTCTCAAGTTAGAGAAGAAGGCGATGCCGTCTTAATAGGTGGTGTGTGGACTCAGAATTGGACAGTTACATCGCTGAGCATCGATGCCCGCCAAACCTTATTACTTGAAAAAGCTAAAAAACAGAAAAACGCAGCGTTTTATTCAAACGTGACAATCCCATTCCCGAGCGATGATAAAGAGATTCACTTTCGCAATGAGCTAGACAGAACCAATATTAAAGATAAATGGTCTATGGCTAAGTCTTTGATGGATTCTGGGGCGCCAGAAACCCAAATAAGTTTTAGGCCGAAAGATGGTGGTAAAGTTTTTATGAGAGCCGACCAGCTTTTTTCTATATTCACGACAATTGCGATAGAAAAAGACTTTCTTTTTAATGCCTACGCAGATGTGATTTTCGACATCAGGGCGGCCAGTGATACTGACGAGCTAGACGCGGCAGAGACGGCGCTCAACGCATTGTAATTAAAGCTAACTGGCCAGCTTAATTCGCCTATGCGGTTCTGGTTAAAAAGATTTTAGCTAAATGTAATCGAATCCAATTGGCCGACATAAGGAATATTTTAAGATGGAACTTACAACTGAGTATGTAATAGGCGCGTTTACCTTCCTGGTATCTGGGTTGATAATAATGTTTAAGCGGTCTGATAAAATTATTGGGCACCAGTTTGAAAGCATGAAGCTAAGACAGGAGCATACGGAAGGGATGCTTGATAAGTGTGAGAAAAACCACGAAGCAACGCAAGCTAATGAAAAAATCACTAATGATAGGCTGTTTGAGCTAAGCGGCAAGTTAGAGCACGAGCTTGGCAAGCGTGCGGGAGCCGAGGAAATGGCTGATAAAATTATAGTCCATATTGACAAACAGATGGTGGTTCGGCAAAGGTAAGCAAATAACGGCAATCTTTCGAAATAAGTTATACTAAGCACATGAATTTTAAAAGGTAACACCTTATGTACATGGCAGAGAGAGACAAAAGTAAGGATCTAAAAGTCGATGATATTGGCTCTTATACTGCGACTAAGGCCGACATAGGAGAAGCTGATTTAGTTCAGTCCCGTATTGGCGGGGTGATGAACGATAGCAACTTGCGCAATCAAGCTATCGGAACAGCTAATAGCCAGGCAGGGTCAAGAGGGCTTATTAATAGCCAAATGAACACCCAGGGCGCTGTTGAGGAACTGTATAAGGCTGCTTTGCCTATTGCCTCTCAGGACTCAACTAGCCTAATTGAGGGCAAAAAGTTTAATGCCAGCACTATGAATGAGGCTGGCCGATTTAATACAGGGGAAAAAAACAAGGGCATTATAGAGAATATTCGTTCTCAGAACAACTTAGACTCTATTTATGAAAGAGGTAGATCTGATTATTCAATTCAAACACTTCGCGGGACTCAAGAGTTATCTCAAATTGGGGCGCGAGGTGCGATTGAAATGGGTCTACAGGACAGGGCAGATGCCGGCGCAATGAGTCGTCTTAATGTTTCTGGCGATCAAGCTCTTGCCCAGATAGTTGAGCGCGGTGATATTGATATTAATCTTGAGACTTTGCGAGCAACTAGCGATCAAACAATTGCTGACATTAAAGCCAAAAACGACAGGCTTATTAGTGCTAATCAGGCAGCTTCTCTTGTTTACTCAAATACTCAGGTTGCAATTGCCAATGTTTTGACTAGTGCTGCTGCTGGGGATATTCCAAAAGCTAACGTCCAGGGATATGTTGACATTCTTAACGGAGAGCTAGAGAGGTCGTTACTGACTATTGGCACGTTTGCAGATGTTAATGTAAGCGGGCTATTGCCGGCAGTTGACCCGGAAGATGCAGGTACAGGAGACTCGGGCAGCGCTGCCAGCAATGATCCTGCTAATTACGACCCTGGCGCCAATACAAATTATGGCGGCGACAATGACTACCGAACTAGCGAGAACTTTGGGTAACAGATGATTCGGCCTGCTACACAGCAAGATATACCTGCCGTAATAGAGCTTTCACTTGAAGCCCTATCGATCGATGGCTATACAGGGCTTGTGCCCAGCAGGGAAAGAACAGCAATTACGGTACAGGAATGTATCTGCAGTGCTAAAAATTTTTCTTGGGTGTCAGAGGTCGACGGTGTTATTTGCGGCGGTCTGGGCGTGTTGGTAATGCCCTTTATGATGTATGAGCGGAATCAAGCGGTGATAGCTATGTGGTACTGCCCCAGATCATCTGATGGGTTAAAACTGCTTAGGGAGTTTAAGACCTGGATGGGCACCAAGCCAATGATAAGGCAGGTTGTTTACTCGGAAGAAAGAAAATCGGATTGTCGAATTTCTAAATATTTACAAAAAGTAGGTTTTCAAGATTGCCTACCTACTCACGTTCTAACAAGGTAAGGGTTCTCTATGAGCAAAGTAATTAAGGGCGTCAAGAAAGTGGTGAAAAAAATAACCTCTTCTAAGCTAGGCAAGGCTCTGCTTATTGCTGCGACTATTTACATTGGTGGCGCTGCGCTTGGTGCGTGGGGATCTCCTTTTACGTCAATCAACGGGGCTCTTATTCCTGGTGGGGCAACTACTGGCGCGGGATCTGGGGTTGCTGCGAGCACTGCCGCAACAACGGCTACCGGAGTCAATACGGCTGCTTTAACGGGTACTGGTGGTGGGGCCGGGTTCTCTGTTGGCGGCACAGCGTCTACTGTTGCGGGTAATGCTTTGCCTGCTGCTGCCCCGGGCTTTACTGCTGGCGGTGTAACTAGCACTGTCGCAGGCACTGGATCTGCTGTAGCACCTGGGGTTGGCGCTGGGGTTGGCGCTGGTACGGGTGTTGCCTCTACGGTTACAGGAACAGTGGCGGGAGAGACGGCAAAGACCGGCATTATTAGTAAAATGATGAGCGGGACCGGTAATTTTATAAGACAAAATCCATTAGTTTCTGCGATGGGAGTGAGTGGGCTTTCTTCAGCTTTGGCTGAGGGCGGGCCAAGTCAGATTGATATAATGCGCGAGCAGCAACTAATAGATGATGAGGATCGAGCTCGCCGCGACGAAAATACAGACGTTAGCGGTATTACTCTTCCTAAATACAGACAAAACGACTTAACCTTTAAAAGCACTGGTGAAAAAGTTTTTACAGGTGGGTTAATTAATGGCAGGAGGCTTTCAACATGAAACAGGGTTTAATTCAGGGCCAAATGCAACAAGAGCAAGTTCGGCCCGCTGGAAGTCAGGATTCTCCTGCTGGCCAAGGCGGTGCTGACCTTTCACAGCAAGGCGAGGGAATGCCCTCCGAACAGCAAATTTCGCTTGAAATGGCTGCCAAAAAGATCCTTTATGATGATAAGGCTAACGCTCAGGTGCTTGAGTCTATACAGGCGGGAGCGCAGAACGATCCTTATAGGGCGGTAGCTCAATCTGCTTTTTTGCTTATGGCTGACCTAGATAGTCGCTCTGGTGGCAAGATACCTCCTGAAGATCTAATTCCTGCGGCAATAACGATTATGGAAGAGGTTGCTTTAATGGCTACCATGGCCGGCGCAGTAGAATTGCCTGGCGTAACCATGAGCGAAGCAAACGAGGCTACAGGGGAGGAAGGTGGCCTTCCTGTTATTGAAGAGCAGACATTGGGTAAGCTAACTCAGAACCTTGTTGCCATTGCTATTGAGAACGGAGTTATTGAGGCTGAAGATGTGCAAGATTTGTCTAGCGACTATTCAGACGACGAAATAATGAGCATGGTCGCCCAGCAAGAACAAATGTCTGGCGGTGCGCCTCCTAGCGCTGATCAGCAAGGTATGCCTCCTGCACAGCAAGGTATGCCACTAGGTCAACCAGCTGCCGGGGTTCCGGCTCAAGGAGTATAAGTATGGCTGGAATTATAGGTAAGTTTCTTAAAGGCGTATCCGATGTTGCGGTTCCTGCGGCTATGGCTGACCAGGCTGCAAAAATTGAGCTAAAGCGCATGGAAAAACTGCAAGGGTATAACCGGCAGAACATGCAAGTTCAGCAAGATTTTGCTACGCAGAACATTGATACAAGGCAGGGATATGCTGTGGATAACCTCGAACAGCAGCAAGATTTTGCGGTCGAGAACAGGGAACAGCAGCAAAAAATGACGCTTGAGAACCAGGATCAGCAAAACATATTTACCAGCGAAGAAAATCAAAAGATGAATGACCTTACGGCTCAAGGTCTTTCAATAGAGAGTGATCGCCTAGAAATTGCTAAGCAGCAAGCTGAAATTGTGCTTGAAACTGCCGAATTGGGATTGGTCGACCAAAGAAGATTGTCAGCTCTGTATGAGTCTGCGGTTGATCCTGATATAGATGAGGCTCAACGGAATTCAATTTCTGAGCAAATACTTGTGCTTACTGGGCAGGTTGGCGATAGATTTTCTGCATTGTATCGAGATAAGGTCGATGAAACTGGCTTCCCAACTGGCGGCAGGGATACGTTTATTCTTAACAATATGACTAAAGAAGTATCAGGGATACCAGATCAGGCTAATAATTCTAGCAACCCTGCGGCCTCTGCCGATCAAGAAGAGCAAGAATACAGGGATGGTGATATTATAAATAACCCCAGCACTGGCGAGAGAATGGTGCTTAGGAATGGAAACTGGACACCTTTGTAATGCCTCAAAAACTACCTTCCGGCTTTGTTCTCGAAAAACCATATTCCAGTTCATTGCCTGAAGGCTTTGTTCTTGAGGACCGCAAAGGGCGCGGCGCTTTAGGCTGGGGGCAAGATATTGGCCTATCTCTCCTATCTGGCACTACTTGGGTTCCTCAAGCTATTGTCGGTATATCCGATATCGTTACAGCCCCAAACAGGTGGGCTCTTGAAAAGATAACGGGCAAAGATCTTCCCACAAACACTAAGATGCTTCAGAACATTGGCTTAGATTTCACTAAGGCCCAAGAAGTAGCTAGTGGCTTAAAAACAGACCAATCCCAAGAAAGCCGAGAAAATGTCAATAGGGCGTTTGAAGAGGGCGGTATCTATGAAGGTATCGGGGGTATCTGGGACAACCCTTCTGTTGCGCTTGAATCTATTGCCGAATCTATCCCTTCTATGGTCAGCATGGCCGCTACTACTAGCATGGTTGCGCTGCGCATATTCAGCACTGCCGCAAAGACTGTTCCTGCTGGCGGTGAAGCGGCCATATTGGCCGGAAAGAAAGCTGTCGAACTCGCTATGCCGAAACTTAGGGCGCTGTCTGTGGCTCTTGAAGGCGGCTTGGTGGGCGGTCAGTCTGCCTCTCAGTTTGCTGAAGATGGTGATCTTACCGGGCGCGAGATTGCTGCATCCGTTGGCACAGGTATTACTACTGCTGGCGTGGGTGTTCTATCTAATAAGATAGGTGGGAAACTTGGGCTAGAAGACGTTGAAGCAGCTATCGGTACAAGAGGTTTGCGTAATTCTCCTAAATCCGGGCTGATTGGTAGCGCGATGCGCGGCGGCCTTAAAGAAGGATTGCTTGAAGAAGGCCCGCAGTCATCAACTGAGCAGATGTGGCAAAACTGGGCTAATCGAGAGAATATCACTGAAGGTGTTGGTCAGGCCGGAGCTGAAGGTCTTGTAGTTGGTACTTTAATGGGGTTTTTTGGGGGCGGGGCTAGTGGTTTTCGCACTAAGTCGCAAAAGTCTGAAGACGCAATTAATAGAATCACTGATCCAAATAAAAGCATTGATGATGCGCTCGCTGAGGCTAACGATATCCTTGATGAGTCTCTTGTTGAATTTACTACCGGTAACGTCCCTTCAGCTCAGGATGCGGTGGATACAACTTATGATCCATCTGAAGAGATTTTCAACCTTGAAACCAATATTTCCAGTTATGAAGAACAATTACAGGCCGGCTTAGATCAGGATAATCCACAGGTGCAGAATCAGGCGCAAGAAGCTCTTGATTCCGCTAGAAGGCAGCTTGCTGCCCTCAGTGGTGTAGATTTCGGCAATCAGAGCGAACTAACCACCTCTAGGCTGGGTGATCAGCCTGCGGCCTTAGTGCCTGGCGGCGAGATACCGGGCATTGATTTTGCTAATGATGCGCTTGGTCTAACACTTGAAACAGCTGATCAGGTTGCAAATAGAACTTTAAATTATGATGGCGGTGTTGATTTCACTACCGGTAACTTGCCTGCGGATGCGGGGCTATCTACTGAGCCTGTTTCGCGTCTTGGTGAGTTTACTGATAACGGCATTGATTTTGAGGATGGCACGGTAGATAGACTTGCTGCCGGCGTGGAGCGCGAAGTACAGACCTTTGAAAGCAAGTTTACCCCTGAAGAGCAGGAGCCTACGTTTGATGAAGAGGTTTCCAAAATCAAGGCTAGCGGTAACACTCTCGAACTAAAGGATGCTATTGCTGCTTTAGGTGGTATCAGCGTGGCAGATGCTAAGGCTGAAGGCGCTATGGACCTTAACCAAAAGCAGGGGTTTAAGTGGCTTGGCACTAAAAATGGCATGAGCTTTGATGCTATGCGCGAGGCACTTGCACAAGACGGATTTGATTTTGCTACCGCTAACGATCTTGTCGACGCTTTGACGGAATCGATTAATGATAGGCAGTCTTATTACGCGCCTGCCGGTTACGAGCTGCAAGACCTTTACGAATTTAAGCGCCAAGAAGAAGATCAAAAGCAATTGTTTGATGATGGCGAGCTTGCTCTTGTGGAAATGGAAGACGTTTACGAGCCTGAGTCTACCCAGCAAGAAAGGGTTATGGCCGATAGGGTCGTTAAAGCCATTGAAAGCGGATCGTTTAGCGAGGATCCAAATGAACTTGAAGAATACCTAGCCACTACTGACAGTGATTGGGCTGCAACTTGGGGAGTTATAGAGTATGAAACACAAAATGCACAAGGCAACTTTGAAGGGCAAGCCCTTCAATCGGGAAATGGTCAAGAAGAACGTGGCCCGAATACTGGCGAAGCACAAGGCGCAAGCCAAGAAGAAATAGACGCTTTTGAGAATGCTTTTGAGCTGGATCAACCTACTGAGCAGTCATTGCAAGACGATGCCGCTACCGTGGCCGCCACTCAAGCCGAGGCGCTTACCGCTGCGCAAAGGGCTGACGCTGACGCACAGGTAGATGATTTTGTGCTTGCTGGATCTGACAGCACTGTAGATCAGGCTGAGGCGCGTGGCCAGTCAAACATGTTTGATCAGGAGCCGGCCCTATCGGAGCGAGATAGAGCTCAAGCCAGAATTGAAGCAAGCAGGGCGGCTAGATTAAAGCCGGTTATTGATGTTGCTACTGGCGAGCAAATTACGCCAACAGGAAATCGCTCTGGTGATACTGCTACCTATACATTCGCTGATGGGACAGTTCAAAGCAGGGCTAATGACGAGGTATCTGCTATTGATGATGCCCAGCCAGTTGAGGGCATTGAGGGTCAAGAACTAAATACTGACTCAGTTATTGCGGTAGCTGACTACTACCAAACACCCGGCGCGAGAGATTTAGCTAAAAAAGTTAAGTCAGGCGATGCTGCCGCAATTACTCAGATGGCTACAGAAATGGCCGCAGAACTTGAGCTTTCCCCTGGATCTATATTTGTCCCTATCCCCTCTTCTGGCGGCGTTGCTACCTATACAAAGCAATTAGCCAATGAGATAGCGGCAATCAACGGGGGCACTGTATCCGATATATTAAAAGGTTCGGAGCGAGAGTCTTTATACGACACTAAAAAATCTGGAGGAAATGCAGCCGAGGTAGATTTTGGGTTTAGGCTGGACGGTGATGCCCCTCAAGGCAATATTGTTCTGGTGGATAACGTGATGGATACGGGAGAAACAGCTAGTGCGGCTTTTAGATTGTTGCCTGGTAGCTCTGTCCTAGTTCATTCCGCATCTAACGGACAGCCTTCGCCGGACGAAAGAACTCTTGAGCAGGTTAAGCAGGAAATGGCAGATAACGAAGCTGCTGAAGTTACTGTTGAATCTATGGAAGCTGGATCGGTGCTTTCTGATGAAGCGGCAGCAATCCAGCTTGAAACGATACGGACTAAGCTGATCGCTGAAGAAATACCGGTCATACAGGACGGTTCTCTGTATTACACAGTATCGCCCTCTACTCGCGTGGCTGGGTCTTACCAGATCACGACCTATAACGATTCAGGGGCTCTTGGTGATACTACTGTTGAGACTATTGATCAGATTGGCTCTTTAGCTAACGGAATTGACCTTGCTAGGGTAGACATTCTATCTGAGGCTGATGCTGAGCAGGTCATGGCGAGGGTAGTTTCTGGCGAGTCTGAGTTTCAAAGTAATAAATCTAATGAAGGCCAAGCGAAAACTGGCGGTGAATACGGTTTGAACGGCCAGTGGTACAAAGGCGGTCAATTTATGCCTGCCAGCGCCAGAACAGTTAAAGGTGAATGGAAGTTTGAAGTAAGCAAGACTGGTGGCGCAGGGAAGTCACTTATAGCCCCTGGTGAGTTTGCTAGATCGCCTGAAGGTCATGGATCTCTTTATCAAGGTTGGCTGCAGGAGTTTACCCGACCGAATGAGAACGGCGATTTAGAGCGTTTTGAGGGTCATAGCGATGATACTTTGATGCGTAATTCTGGCTGGACTCCTGCACAACTCCAAGAGCGTATTGATCTTTTTAACAATGGTGTTCGATTCACCGCCATTGGTAGTGACTTAACTCCTTATTCTCCTGATGCTACAGCACCAGAATCACAGGGATCAACTGAGCCTAAATCAGAACTTGCCCAGGCCACCGAGGCAATGCAGCAGGTTGCTGCGGCATTAACCGCTCAGAACGAATCCCCGGCAGAAACCTCATTAATAGCTAGCATTGATGAAAATCTGGCCAAGATGCCTGAAGGCGAGCTATCCATTGCAGAATTTAAGGCTGCGTTTGAATTCGTTGTTGAGAATGAAGAAGGTATTAAGGCCGAATTATCTAAATTAACTAAAGCCCAGCTGCTAGACCGTATGGATGGCTACAGCGCAGAACGGAATAAGAACGACAAGAAAGCCAGCGTAGTTCGATCTGCTTTTGACGATATGGTTAGTGATTTCATGGCACCTACTGCCGGCGAGTCTGGAATGATTAGCTTTACCATTGGAGTGGGCGGCGATGCAATGGCATCTAAAAAGGCCAAAATTGATCAAGTTACCCAAGAAGATCTTGACGGTTACGCAAAAAAGGTTTCTACAGCGAGAGAAAATAGAGCTAGACAGCAGGTTGAAAGAGAAGAGGGTATAGAAAACCCTGAAACAATTGACGATTACCGCAACATAATGAACGCACTGGCTAGGGATGCAGGTGTAAAGACATTTAAAGAAGCCAGGGCTTTAATGCCTTTTGATCAGCGCGTTGAATATGATCGATTGCTTGCGTCTGAATCTCGTGAAAAACGTAACTTTGATATTAATGCTCAGAAAACTAGGCTTTTAACGTCTGGGCAGTTGGTTGAAGGCGAGATAATTGAAACTACTCATACTAAGAACGGCAATGATTTGTTTGTTGTTCAGCTCGCTGATCGTGTTCCACGTGAAGACTTCCTATCTTTAAACTCATCTGCTAAGAAGCTAGGAGGCAGATATTCTAGTTTTCGCGGTAACGGTGCAGTACCAGGCTTTACTTTTACCTCAAGAGAATCTGCCGAAGCATTTAAGAGTTTGGCTGGTGGTGACTCTCAGCAGGCCGAAGGAGTTGCCCAGGCTCGTCGTGATGCCTTTGTAGATGATAGGTCGCAATCTGCGGTAGAGCGTCTGCGTGATATGGCTGAGAAGCTAGATAGCCGTGGTAATGAGTCGTTAAGTCAGGATCGCAAAGAAAATACAGCTAGACGGGCAGGCATGGCGGCTAACGCTGAAGCTAAAGCACAATCTAGTATTGCTCTGTCTAAAACAATGAGCCGTATTGCTGACGGTATTGAGGCGGGTGAAATTACCTTTCTTGACCAGGTTCGCGCAAAAACTCAAGTTGATATGCTTGAATCTTTTATTGGCGTGGCTAAAAGTGATCAGGCTTATTCTGACAAAGATCTTAGCTACTCTCAAAAAGAGGAAATTCGAAATGCTCCGGCCACTGCTGAGGCCGTGGAGTTTGCTACATTCCCAGAATACACAGCTTACCGCTCTGATTTGGCAAAGCTGGGAAGGCAGTTACAGGAGATAAGCGGCACCAAGCGTCTTGGTGACAAGCTGATGAAGATATCAGACGATGTTACTACCCAGTACACTACGTTCGCTAAAAACAACTTAAGCGAGGTTTCTAACTTCGTTAAGAAGGATGGTAGCACTGCTAGTTTCTCGACTAAGAAAGCGGCTCAGGCTTCTATTTATAGCTCCGGTTTCGATGGAAAGGCTGTTGCTATTGAGATTAAGCGCGGTGAGCACGTTATTGTAATGAGCCCATCTGAGGCCCAAAAGTCTGGGGTATGGGATGGGCAGGAAGATACCAAGGTATCACTTTCTAAAGACTTTGCTACCGAATTAGTTGAAAAGGTTGGCAGAAAATCTGTTTCATTGCCGTGGCAGCTGGATAGCGCCCACGAGAAGCGGAAACGATTGTCTGCAATGAATATAGAAACTCCTGCTGAGTTTCGTTCAGCCCTTCAGGAATATGTTGGCTTGCAAGAAATTGCAACGGCGCCGGATAAGATTAAAGAGCTTGAGCGCAAAATGGTTGGCCGTAGCAATGATGATCTTGATTTCTTTCCTACTCCTGCTGGCATAGCTGAAGAAATGATTGAAACTGCTGGAATTGAGGAAGGTATGACGGTGCTTGAACCTTCTGCCGGGATGGGTCATATAGCTGACCAGATGCGCCAATTCGATATCGAGCCCGATGTGATTGAAATGTCTGGTGCTCGCAGGGAACTTCTTGAAGCTAAAGGCTATAACCTGGTTGGCAATGACTTCTTAGAATCAACTGGCCAGTATGATCGAATTATTATGAATCCGCCTTTTTCTGATAGGCGCGATTTTGAGCATGTAAAGCACGCCTATTCTCTTCTTAAGCCGGGCGGTCGATTAGTTGCCATTGTCGGCGAGGGAGTGTTTTTTGGGTCTGATAAGCGGGCCCAAGAATTTCGCACATGGTTTGAGTCTGTTGAAGGCACTGATGAAAAATTAGCTGAGGGTACTTTTCAGGATCCCAGCTTGCCGGTAACAACTGGCGCTAGTGCTAGGATGATAGTTGTTGAAAAAGATTCGGTGCAAAGTGCCCCGCTAGAATCTAGGCTTCAAGCAACCGGTAACGGCATGACTGCAGCGGCAGTAAGTGAGGCTATTGGGCCTATGCTAGAAACCTTTAGCGATGAAGTGGCTCAAGAGGCTATTGTTGTACAGTCATTTAGTGATCTTCCTGCAAGCATTACTGACTACTATGATCTTGACAATCCTCCTACTAGCCGTGCGCTTTATTACGAAGGAACGGCATACTTTATTGCTGACGCAATTAGCACTGTTAGAGAGGCACGAACCGCCGTTGCTCACGAGCTTATAGGGCATAAAGGCATATTAGAGTACGTGAACGAGCAGGAATGGTCTGATATAAAATCTACTATTGATCAGCAGCTTGGTAATAATGCTGAGCAAGCCACTAGCATAATGGCTGAGGTTGATAGGCGTTACCCTGGGGCATCTAAGGAAACTAAGTACAAAGAATTTTTAGCGGTAGCAGCCGAGAGGCGCAATCTTCGCGGCACGTTGAAAGATTTGATTGAGAAGGTCAAAGCTATGCTTCGTGGCTACCTGAAGTCTATGGGCCTTCGCGGTCCTTTCTCCGAATCTGACATTGAAATAATACTGCAGAACTCTGAAAAGAATTTACGTGGCTCTCAAGATTTGTCTGCGTCTGGATCCGATACGGCTAATTCTATGGGTAATGATGCCGGCATGGTTCCTGCGGCATCTTCTGAAATCAGCTTTGACAAAATATCTCCTGAATTCTTTTCACAGCTCTATGAAAACGTATCCTCTATCACTCAGTCAAAAAGTTCTCCTGAGCAATTGCTTGCTGCTATTCGTAAAAAGGGTGGTGTTAAAGAAGAGGAAATTCAGTGGACCGGGATTGATAAGTTTCTGGCTGGCAAGAAATCTGTGACCAAACAAGAGGTATTGGACTACCTTGCTGACAACATGGTTCAGGTTGATATGGTCGAAATTGCTGATGATGAGAGTGATTATGCGTCGATCAAGGAACAGATCATAAGAGAATACGCTGAAGAAGAAGGGCTTTATTTTGATAACGGCGGTGAAGGCTATTCATATTTGCTTGAGCAAGATTCTGAAGGGAACCCGCTAGATGCTGATGAATCTACGGTTGATCCAATAGAGGGCAGCTATGACGATATTATTAGCGAAATAGGAACTCTTGATTACGAGGAAAACCCTGATTCATTAACTGAATACAAGAAATACACATTGCCTGGTGGGGCTAACTACCGTGAAATATTATTTAAGTTGCCTGATGGTCCAGATCAGGACGCCGACTATAAATCGCCGCATTACACTAGAGAAAGAGCCAGAAACCTATTGGCCAGTGTTCGCGCTAATGATCGTGTTGGCCCGAATGGTGAGAAGATTCTATTTATTGAAGAAATCCAATCTGACTGGCATCAATCTGGAAAAAAAGAAGGTTATGGCGAAAAAGCTACTTACGAAATTATTGAGCCAACAGAATCGCAAATGGAAAAAGGCGATTACAATTATAGTGCTTTAATAAGATCTCCTAACGGAAGTGTTGTTAATTCGAAGTTAGGCTTTAATCTCCCAGATCTTGAGTCTTGGGCAAGCAAGCAAGTCTCTAGCGGCGAGGGGGGGATACCTGACGCGCCGTTTAAAGGGAATGCTTGGGTAGAGCTATCTGTTAAGAAGATACTAAGGATTGCGTCTGAAGGCGGCTATGATCAGGTGGCTTGGACTAACGGCCAGCAGCAGGCAGATCGGTACAGCTTATCAAAGCAAGTTGAAGTAATTAGGTACAATGCCGAAAAGCAAAACTTGCAAGTTTGGAAAAAAGACCCTGATAGCACTGATCAATACATGGAAGCTGAAATTGATGAAAGTGTAACGCCTGAAGACATTGAAAAATATATAGGCAAAGAAGCGGCACAAAAGATACTGAGCGATGACAACCAGAAAGATAACGATGGCTATTCAGTGCTTAAAGGGGATTCGCTAAATATTGGCGGCGAAGGAATGAAGAGCTTTTACGACAAAACTGTTCCCAATATCTTCTCGAAGGTTGTTAAAAAGCTGGATAAGTCTGCAAAGATAGGTCAAACAACTGTTGTTGACGATCAGGCCCAGCAAGCACTAACAATTACGCCGGCTATGAAAGATGCCGTAATGCAAGGTATGCCGTTGTTTAGTGCCAAAAGCAGTGATGGTCAGGCGCCAATGCAGGCTAGCGCGTTTGGCTCTATCAAAGAGGGTGATAACTGGGTAGACGAATATGGTGATTCAGCTGATATAAATAATATAGAAGACCAGGTAAATGAGCAGATAGACGCCGTAATTGGGATGATTGATAACGACAACCCTGCTGCGGCCAAGTTTGCTAGCGAAGCTCTTCCAAGCCTGATTTACGCAAAAGAAAACAATGTTCCTGTCAGCGACATAAGCATTAAGAAAATTCAAAATGCTGCGCTTAGGTATGAGGAAGGATCGACGCCCATTGCCCAAGAGGAAAATCAAAACTCTACGCAAATTGCGTTTCTTGAATTAGAAACTGAGTTTTTGCAGTCATCAATTAATGAAATGGAGCAGCGGCCCAGCAAAAGCATTGAGGTTCGCCGGCTAATTAAAAAAGATCAAGCCTTGCTCGACAGCTATAGCAGCGAGCTATCTGTGCTTAAGTCTGGGGCAGGCCCCGACATACTTGCAAGCGATGGCACTCCTGATTCAGAATTTGCCGCAGAAAACAGAGCTATTCGGGAAGAAGATAAAACGGCGTGGAGTAAAGCCAAAACTGAATTAAAGCGCCAGCTAACTGCCGGCGGGTTACTTCCTGACTCTGTATTTAATAGCAAGATAGCGCGTGACAATGAATTAGCTGTTGTGGAATTTGATGCAGCTCATTATATAGGCGAGCTCGAACGTGCCGTGCGCGATGAGTACGGAGTTAATGCAGGGGATCTTACAGAAACTGATCAATTTGCTTTATCTGAGGGCCTTAGCGGGAGCATGCCCAAATCGGTTAAACCTAAAACAAAAGAATCTCTTATTAAGATGCGCGTTCATATTGACAATATAAGCCAAGAATACATCGCTATTTTGCAGGAGCAGACACAGCAGTTATCCGCAAACTTAGATGAGGGCGAGCAAATATTGTTAAGCGGGTTTCTTGAAGCGGGTAATATTGAGGTTGTCGGCACCACTCCTGCGGCTAAGGGACAGGCTACCAGACAGCGCAATGAAATAATGAGTGTTGCACGTGAAACAGCAAAAGAAACCTGGGGCAGTGGTAAGCAAATGCAGGCTTCTCTAGGAAAAGTTGCCACTATTGCCGAAAAGATTTCCTTAATGGGCACTATTATTGCCAATGACGGCAAGTATGTTCATCGATCTTACAAGGCGTTCGACGATCCTAAATGGGCTAAAAAGGTTCCTGACAAAGTTTTAAACAATGCTCGTGAATATCTAGTTGAGCAGATAATGACTTTTGATGATCTATCTCAGGCTGACGCGCAAACTAGGGCACGTGTAGTTATTGAGGATATCCTGAAGGAAGGCACTGCCTATGACAACATGGAATCTTTTATCAACGAATCTAAGCTGGGCGCCAAGGATTTGTCTGTGCTTAAGCGTAGGAAGCAAATTGCGCCAGAGATACGTGAACTGCTAGGGGAATATCGCGATCCTCGAGTTAATTACGCAAAAACTGTTACCAAAATGGGCAGGCTTGTTTTCAATCAGCGGTTCTTAGAGCAGGTTCGAGAGGCCGGAATGGGTGTGTTCTTGTTTAACGAGGACGATAGGCCGCCAAACACCACTCAGATAGCTGCTGACGGCTCTGAATCATATTCCCCGCTAAATGGACTCTACACTACTAGGGAAACCAATCAGGCTTTTAAGGACGCTCTAGGCAAGGAACAGATGGCCGACTGGTATAGATATGTTATCCAGGTAAACGGCGCGGTTAAGTTTGGCAAGACCGTGCTTAGCCCGACTACTGCAGCAAGAAACTGGCAATCGGCTATGTTCTTTACCCTGGCTAACGGTCATTTTGATTTAACGCACATGTCTAAATCGGTGTCTGGATTTAAAGAATATTTTACTCAGGCTGGTGATAAGGAAAAATTAGACTATCTGCGCAAATTAAAACTGCTGGGCGTGGTGTATGACACGCCTTATGCCGGTGAAATGATGAGGCTTTTACAGGACTCCAATGTTGAGAACCTTATTGGCGGGACTCCTGCGGGCATGGGCGTAAAGAACGCTCTTGGCGTGGCTCAAAAATTCTATCAATACGGCGATGATTTTTGGAAGATAATCGGCTTCGAGAATGAAAAGCAGCTGTTAATTGAAAGCGGTACATCCGAGGCTGATGCGGAAATAGAAGCAGCTGAGAGAATTCGTAACACTTATCCCACCTATTCAATGACTGGCAGGGCCGTTAATTGGCTGCGTCGATTCCCGCTAGCCGGCACCTTTGTCTCGTTTCCGTCTGAAATAGTCAGGACCAGCTACCATATTATGAGATATGCCGCGACTGATATGGCGAATCCTGCTAGGCGGTCTATGGGTATTAGAAGGTTGTCGGGCATGGCGGTTGCTTCCGGCTTGGCGTATGCCGCTCAAGCTATATCCAAAAGTATGTTTGATATTGACGACGAGGAAGAGGAAGCGGTAAGGCTACAGGCCGCTCCATGGCAGAAAAACAGTAATCTGGTGTTCACTGGTCGTGATGAGAATCAAAATCTTCAATATTTTGATATTTCTTTTCTGGATCCTTATAACTATTTTAAGCGCCCTATCAATGCGATTCTACGTGACCAGCCTTGGGAGAAAGAGTTTGCCAGTGCTGCCAGCGACATGGTTAGCCCTTTCTTTGGAACTGACATAATGGCCGGCGCGTTGTCTGAAGTTTGGATGAATAAGAAGAGCTCGGGTGGAAAAATCTATAATGAAAGCGATTCACCGGTTAATCAAACCAAAGCAATGATGAACCATATAAGGAAGTCTGCCCAGCCTGGCATAGTGTCTAATCTCGAGCGCACGTACATGGCGCTCAATGGTGAGGTGTCTGCTTCCGGGAAGAAATATGACATAGGTGATGAGGCGTGGTCGTGGGTTGGGTGGCGTATGTCGACTCTTGATCCTAAAACGGCACTGCTTTATAGATCTTATGAATTCGGTGATGTTAAGCGTGACGCTACTCAGGTTCTTACTCGGGTGCTAAAGGATCGCAACGATATTGACGAAGGCGATGTTGAGGAAGCATACGAGCTATCCCTTAAGATTAGGAAGCAGGGCTATGACGATATGATTACCCTGGTTAAAGCGTCTATGAAAAGCGGTCTAACAGCTGGTGATGTTCGCGCAGTGCTGCGAAATAGCGGAGTTTCCTTGTCTGACGTTAATGCCTTGGTTACCGGTCGTGTACCTCCATGGGTTCCCTCTACTCAGCAGCAAACCTCAGCATACAGGAGTGCTCGCGCAGTATTGGGACCAGAAAAGGCGGCGGAGATTCGCCGTAGATACTCTCAGGCCAGAAAGTTGAGGCGCCCAATGGATGATTAAAACCGTAAAAAACAGGGTGGTTGAGCGGGGTATTGTTGCGGTTAGGTGATAGGCGTCAATGATACAGCCAGTACGTGTCTTGCCGCAGTTGTGGCTGCGATTAGCAGGCTTGCTAGGTTCCCTGATCTTCCTCCTATCAACAGACAGGACTAGCCTTTAAATTACGACTTAGCTCTCAATGACAGCGGTGGGTATCCTTGAGCTAAGAATTTGCATGGTTCCATTATTCTCTATGCCTAGAGCCTTAAATGATCCTACTTCGATCAAACCTCGCACTTATGGCTGCCGCTTCTCTGCGTCACCGTAAATGCTTTAGTCCCAAGGCAGGATTAGAGGCTCATCATGCCATTCTATGACAGTCCCATACTCAGGGTGTCCATGTACGCCCATCGCCGTGTCTAGGTCGGGCCAAACGCTTGTAGACCTAAGCGGGGTAAGCCATCTCAACACGCAAGTTCCATCACTGAATACAACCCCTTCATACTGAGGCTCATCAGGCTCGTTCTTCTGGTTGGCGTTGTGTGTTGCGTCCGGCACGTTCTTCCGGTACGCCGTGAATCGTCTAATATCGCCCACAATAATCTCTCCTAAAGTTAATTCGGGAGCCAAGTGTATTGCGAGTCTAGTAAGGTTTGATATAATGGTCGCGTCGATGACGCTGGATCGTAACTTTTCCTTACTGTCTGCGCGGAATGTACTTCTAATACACTCGACTATTTGTTTAAGAATCAGAGGGCCGAATCAACGACCCCCCAATAGACCTAAACACAAATACTAATTTACTCTCATTTCGTACTTACTGCAATAAAAACCCCGCGCAAAATCGGGGCTAGCGCAATCCTATCGGCTCCTATCTCAAGGGGGGGAACTGACAATCTTCCGCTTAAAGATACTTATCGGATGACAGGGCGTTACTCCTGCTAGATGTTTTGGTCTGGAGCCATTTCGGGCTGCGAAGGGTCTTACCCCTACGGACACGCTTTTTACTGCGGTGTGTGCCTTGAGTCGGCAGGGTGATTCACCCGTCCACCGAAATTCCTCCACCACATCCGATAAATACCCTCTTAAAGTGTGCATTTG